ATTAGCACATACATTATATCATCTCTAATAAGTCTGCTAGGTCAGTTGATATAATTTTAACCCTAGAAAACAACAGGGGGCTAATGCCCCCTATCATTATGCTGCTCCTGGTGATCCATAAATTCCTCTTGGATCAGAAAACCCAAAGGAGTATCTCTCACGAGCCTTATAACGAACATTACCTGTGTCGAAGTCCCCCTCGAAACCAGTAGAAATTCCAACACGTTGGAACATCTTCATTCCGTTTGGTGCGTCTGTCTTAATAAAGAACGCATCTGGATCGGTTAAGTAATGGTTTACTGCATAACCTTGTGGAACCATACCCATGTTACGAACAGCGTTAATATCATTATCGGCTGTACCTACACGAAGTGTTGATTTTAAGATTCTGTCAGCAGTAAACTGAAGCTCTTTAGGAATAATCAACTTTAAACCTTGAACTGCAATCTTTAAGCCACGCTCATCTGTAAAACCAGCGATGTCTATAAGTGATTGCTCAAGCGATGTTTCACTCAAGTCAGCAGCAGTTGACAAAGTATTAGAGAGATTAGGACCACTTACGGTTGGGTGTGCTGTGGAACATAAAACCACACCATCTCCACCTGTAGAAGTCGTAAAGGCTCCGTTAAGAATTGCGGCTGCTTTAATTTGCTTTGTAGTAGCCATACTTCTAGCTAAAGCCTTTGTATAACGACCAGAAAGCTTGTCATACAAGTTATCTTCTACAGCCTCTTCTGTTAATGAAAACGCTAATGCAATGGTTTCATGCGTGTAGCGTGCTGTAAATACTTCTTGAGCAGCATCATATGAAACACCAGCTCCTTCTGTTTTTACAGGTGCTTCAGCAAAACCTGAAAGCATTACCTCTTCTTCAAAAGCACGATCAGAACTCTCTGTGTCATAAATTTCAGCGTGTTCGTTCTCGTAGTTTTTGTACTCTAAGCCAAAAAGAGCATTTAGCCCTGGCTCAAGTTCTTTTACTAATTGATTTCTTGAAATAGCCATTACTATGCTCCCTTATTGACCAGCAACACCAGCACTACCGTACAAGTGTTCGTTTATCTTAACCACCACTACCGCAAAATTTCCAAAAGCATTGTTAGGAGAGTCATACAACCCAACAATCTTTAAGTTTAAAGCTGCTGTAGTAGCTATACTTGAGGAATCTAACTCATTAGCCGCTAATCCAGTAGTAGTGCTTCCTGAACCAACAACTATGTCAGCATTTTTACCTATATCCGCTGCCTCGATATCCTCATCCGCTTGGATAAGAAACAACTGATTTGGATCATCTATAACATCAGCTATAATTTCGCCTTGCGTGATGTTTACAGAACCTGGGTAAAAGTTTGAGAAAGTAGGTTTCCCCGTAGTAGGATCTATGTAATTACAGCCATTAAACACACCCACAGCAGCGGTGTGACTAGATGGGTCAAAAGCAAGTATAAAACCGTCTTTTAACGTAACTAACTGTCCTTGAAAAATTGCACCTGATTGATTATCGGCTATGTTATAACCAAACTGCTTCTGAGAACCAGTAGCAGAAAGATTACCAAGAGCACGAAGACCAAAGGCTTTATCGACATTCGCCATTTTCGTTCCTTAAAATTTAAGTTTCCAGTGGCTCATTATTTTGAACCACCAAAGGTTACTTTTGACTGACGATTAGGAGATTGAATTTTCATTGTTGAATGAGCATTCGATTTCAATAAATCGTTATCAGCCGCTTGAGATTGATCTGCTGCCCTTCTTTGATAGTATGCGTTTCGTTCTTCAACGGTTTCCTCTGGTATTCTAGCTAGTAACATTCCCGCAACGCTAATTATTCCTTTGTATCTACCCTCTTCAACAGAGGCTATAGGATAATCAGGGTACTCATCGGCACGAACAAGTTCGTAACCTTCACGAAGTTTCCCTGAAACATTAGTACGGTCTTCTTGTCCTGCTGATTCTGCTCTAATCCAACGGTGTTTATAACCTTCAGGAGCAGGAGGTGCGTCTAAACGAGAAGGAGGAGTCCAAGGCTTTCGTTGTGCAGAAGCATTACGAGATTCTGATTCACGAGGCTTGCGATTTAGTTTTGGTACATTAACTTCGCTCAATTTCTTCTCCAATCTATTTAACGTATTTAGCATACTCTTCTAAGGGGACACCTAGTTTTTTAGCTATTGCTACTTGCGATGGTGTTAGTCGCACTTTTTTGCGTGCAGAGTTAATTCCAGAAGATCTATTAGCAGGGGCTACCGACTGCACGGGTCTGGTATCGCTGTTGTTTGTAGAGACACCTATTTTTTGAGGAAAGGTATCTCTTAATCTTTTATTTAACTCATCATAATACTCATCTGACTTGGGGTCAAATCTTTCTTCCATAACTAATTGTTTATGTAAACCCATAGCAGCATGGGTCATTGCCGTATCTTTACCAAACCATTCATTTTCTTCTGCCCATCTTTCAGCTTTTGGATCATAAGTAGGCTCTGGTGCTTTTGGTGGAACAGGCTTTTGTATGTGTTCTACATAAGCTTTTCTTTGTGGTTCTTCATCAACAAGCTTTCTTTGCTCATACATAATACCCATTAATTTTTCTTGAGCTTCTGTTTCTGTATCAACATCTCCTTCTTCACGAGCTTTTTTAATAACTTGTTTTAAAGCTAAAACCTGTGTTTCTATCCTGTTTTTAGTTTCATGTACCCGTCCTTCATCTACAGATACATATCTTTTTTTAAGTTCTGCTTGTTCTGCTTGAACATTTTTAGCATACTCTATAGCCGCTTGTTCTCTGCGTTCAGCCTCACGCATACGAGCAGTCATCTTATCTATGCGTTTTTTTACTTTATCACTGTACTCTTCTAACTCTGCCTCTTGCTTTGTTTCTTGTTGTACTTCTCTTTTAGGCTTTTCTTCAACAGACACCTCTAAAGAAGGTGTACCACCCTCTTCTTTTGCCTCGCTTCCATCCTGATTCATTTCAATGGTAACGGGTTTCTCGTCTTCTCCAACTTTAAAAACAGCTTCTTCATTTTCCACAAACACTCTCCTTTACATATGTAAGACATCATCAGGGGAAGACAACACACCCAACACTTCATCGTCATTAAGTATTCTAATTTCACCACCATCAATACCTATTCTAGAGCCAGCATATCGACCAAAGATAACCCAATCTTTTTCTTTGCACCACGCTCCTGTAGGAAATTTAGTTTCATCTTTGTAAGCTAAATCTCCCACTTTTAAAACGTAACCGCAAACAGTTGCCAATTGTGTTTTTTGTCTAGTTTCTTCGGCTAAAACAATACCGCCTTTAGATTTTTCAATCCCTCTATACGGTAAAATAACGATTCTCCAACCTGTTGGAGAAGGTATTCGATCATAAACCGACTCCTCTACCTTTTCTGGATCAAAATTACCTTTCTTATCAAAAGCATCATCCAAACTAGGTTTTGACACGGTTTCTTCCCACTTCTTTTCTAAAGCAGTTAATTTCATTGGTTCTCCACATGGTTTTTTAATCGGTCTTTTAACACTTGTTCAGCTAGTCGTAGACCCTCTAAACGACCCATGAGGAACCGATATCTTTCCATATCAGTAACCGTTCCATTAAGAACTAAATTATTTGTGTCTTTCTGTAAAGTATTAATCTCTCTTATTACTTTTTCTATAAGTTCTAGCATGGTCCCTTCCATGAGTTACGGGAAAACTACTATTTATTTGCTTGTGCTAAACGCTCTCTAGCTAACTGAGCCTTCACTCCAGCTATCTCTTCTTGTGATTGTATACGATCTTTACTACTTTGTGCAGTTTGTTGAACTTTTGCTTTATCTATTTTAAGTTTCTCTGTTGCAATCTGATTATCCATTTGATTATCTTGTGCTCTTAGCTCTAGTTCTTTTTCTTTAAGAGCGACTACTGGATCAGGACCTTGACCAGATAATTGAGCCTGAAGATCTCTAGTTTCTTTCATAAATTCAGCAATCTTAAGAGCAACCATTCCTTCTTTTTGAATATCTGAAACCATTTGATCAGGGTCTACTCCATATTCTGTAAATAATTCTGCTTCTACGTCTTCTTCTGCTTTTAAACGTATATGTTCAAAAATATGTTGTTGCAACATTTGTGCAGCAACGGGAAGTGCTTGTAAACCAGGAGACATACCCATAATTAAATGAGATAAAATATGAGCATCGTGTTGTTGACCTGCAAAAGCTTTTAAAGGAATCATATTTAAAATACTTGAGTTTTCTTCAGCAGGATCTCTAGGTTGTTGGTTATTGTGTGGTAATAAAATGCCGTTAATATCTCTAACATTTAAAGCTGAGTAAACCCTGTAATATGCTTCATACAAATTGTGCATCTGCGGAGCACTTTGAGCCATTTCAAGCTGAGTTTGTGCAAGTGTTATTCTTTGAGCTGTAGAAAATATATTAGGATCAGCTACAGGTAATACATTTACCAAACAATCAAAGTCTTTACGTTTTATAGAACGTGAAGCACCTGGAACGTCATATGGGTATTTTTCTGGTAAAAATTTACCAAAACCTTTAGCTAACATCTTAAATTCTATACTCTGAGCATAATGTAACCGCTTATGTATAGCCGACATAACCATAGAACCACGCTCCAAAAGAGCAATTGTGGTTCCAACAGCCGCCATTTGGTTTCCATCACCAATTTGCAAGTCTGCGGTATTGGCTAAACGCTTACCTGCTTCTACTAAAAAGCCTAAAAGACCAAATAAAGTTTGAGAAGGCTCTTTATACGGCAAAGGCATTAAAGAAGCGTTTAATTCAGCACCACCAGCGTCAATATCTCTAAATTCACCTGGTTGTATAGGTGTATCATTGTCAGCTATTCGTGCCCCACGGGCTTTAAACCCTGCTGGAAGGTTAGAAAGTGTACCCGCATCTAATAATTGACGCAAAGCAGCAGTTGAACTCTTAGAAAGACCACCAATTAGGTGTACAAAGCCTAATCCATAGGCTCCAAGACCCTCAATAAGCACATAATGTACAAAATACTCTAGTCTTTTCTTTAAATTATCGTCTTCTTTGTAATTTCTGCGTATTCCAACTACATTTTGTGTAGATTCTTCAATTGTTACCACATAAGGAAGCTTTATTCCTGTTTCATCGCCCTTGTCATTAGTGTCTTCATGCCCTTCTATGTCTAAATCAACATGAAACTCTAATAAAAAGATCTCTTCTGCCTCTCCAGTAGGCTCTAAACCTGTTACTTTGTCTACAGAGGACTGTATTTCACTATAATTTGGGTCATAATCTTCATCTTGAAAGTCATAATCAGTATATTCTCCTGCAACTACCCGTTTTTTAAACTCATTTGAGTTCATAGCGATACGATGCGTTATTCTGTTGCACTGCGACATTACACTTGAGCCCGTATACGGTATGTAAAGATCATCCGCAAGTACTAATTTACTTACCATTCGGTCTAATTGCTCATCAAAATACACTTTTTTAAACACAGAACCGCCATAGCCTAGATAAAACAAAGCTTGATCCATCTCTGGTGTGTATTCTTCCATGACAGAGGTAAGCTGATAGTTCATAAAGTCCTGAACCCTCGCAGCTTGTTGTGCTTTGTCAATGGTTTCTTTGCCAAGTATCTGCGTTCTTACAGGGCCGCCTGCTGGCATTAATTCTTTAAAAGCTTGTGATTGAAACTGAACAATAGACTCTGTTAACATAGGATGAACAGCACTTGCCGAACCACGAAAAGGCTTGGTTCTTTCTTCCATTTTCAAGCCTAATAGATCCAATCCATTAGAATACATCTGCTCCCAATCCTGCCTAGAAGACTTATCCGCCTCATACATAGCAAAAAGGTCAAGAGCTATTCTTGATAACTCATCATTATCTATTACATCTGCAAGGTTTGCGTGAAAATCTACTTTATCTTCTTGCTCCCCTATCTCTATTACCGCTCCTCCATCTTCTTCAATAATTACTTCTACGTCAGGCAGTGTCTCTTCCGTGTCAACTACTACGGATAGTTTAGGGGCTTGGTTGACAGATTTATCTATAGCCATAGTTTACCTTTTCATTAATTCTATTATTGTAGCCGTATCTTTACTCACTTCACCACCTTTTTTGTATATTCTTGTTCAAACTTTTTTTTATCTCTTATAAAGTATTTGGAACCCGGTAATCCTGCATCTGAGTATCTTTTTTTATAAAATGCAGCTATGTCTGCCTCGGAATATCCATACATTTTTCCAAGAGCGTATTGAGATCCCACTTTTTTCTCCCTATCTAGGGCTTTTTCTAAGAAATCAACATCTTTTTTTGTTCTACCAACAATTAAACTACCCACTCCGTCATCTTTGTAACTAAACCCAGCATTATTTAATCTTTTTTCTAAATCTCCCGACCCGTAATCAAGGGCTAAAGGACTACCCTCCAAATAATTTTCCATCGTTATTTCAATGTCTTGTGCTTTTACATTTGGGTCTGTAAATAAACTTTCTAAAGACTCTTGATCATCTCTAAATTGTCTAAGTTGCCCAGAAGATGCCAAGTTTAAAAAATCATCTTCAGATAACTTAGCACTTTGCGTTATCTTTTTTCTAGTGGGTTTTACTTGTTGAGCTATAAGGTTTGTTGTACTTTCGACTTCTTTTTCTAATTTACTTTTTTTGTCTTTAAAAGATTTTAAAAGAGGGTTTAAGTTATTTATCTCTAAACTCTTGTCAAACCCCAAGTCCTTTGCTTGTTTAGGACCTAGTTGTTGGATTATAAAATTATTTACTTGTTTTTGATAGTCATCGTCTGCTTTAGATCCAAATTTTGCCGAGGGAAAAAGTGAATCTTCCGCAACATCTAAATCAGATAAAGGAAACGTTTTTAACCTTTCCTCCATAGATAAATCTTTTCTTTTTTCAACAAGCCTAGCTTCCGCTTCTCCCGTAGAGCGTTCATAGGTATAGTAATCGGTCGCACGAGCATACCTAGTAAATTTTTGTGATAAATCTTCTAAAACTTGTTCTTGTTCACTTAACTTACGTTTTTTCTCTAAAAGATTATTTATTTTTTTCTGCTTTTGTTTTTTATAAAGTTCTAAATTTAAAGGGATCGAAACAGGCTGTTCAAATTTAAGAATGTTTAATTCATCTTGTATCTTGTTTTCTTCTTCTAGTAACTTTCTTCTTCTTTGACCTAAAGATTCTACTAAACTACTTACGTTATAACGAGAAGCATTTGTATTTGTTCCTTTAGCAAAACCCTCCATTTCTTGAATAGCGTGTTGAACCTCATGTAAAATAGTGTCTTGATATTCTTTTGAAGCTTCTTTTTTTTCTTTCTCCTGTAAAGCAAAATTTTGTTTTTGTTGCCTTTTTCCTTGATCCTCTAGTCTTTTTATTGTTTCTTTAAAATATTTTTCGTCGGGGGAGACTTTTATCCTAAAGGACCGAGTAATGTCTTCTATTGCTTTTGTATTAGAGCCTTTTTCGCTTCCAACCTCACCTAAAATCATTTTTTCAGGGGTAGCTTTTATTTCTCCTGTGCTAGCGTCAAAACTGCCTCCTACGTTACTTTTAGGATTTTTTATTATTTGAAAAGTGTTCTTTTTTAAATTTTCATAAGCTTTAAACAAGTCTGGAAAATCAATTACCTCCTCCAACTTAACCTTTTTAAAAGGATTTGCTTCTTGAGCTTCAATTTTCAATAGGTCTTTAACGGGTAAATTGTCAAAATCTATATCTTTATAGTTGCTAAAATTTTTAGCATCCACGACAAAAAAATTTCTGCCCTTGTCCACCTCTTTTAAAATCATTTTTTGAGGAGCAAAGCCCATTTGAACATTACCATCACCTCGCTCTTTTTCTCCTTTTTTTATACTTTCAAAATTTTTCGGATAAACCAAAGAACCTGTAGTACCCACCATTGCCATTGGTAATTTAAAGTTAAACCCCGTGTCAGGCACTTCTTGTCTAAGTTCATTATCTAAACCCCTAAACGTAGGAAATCGTGCTTCTCCTCGTTTAACTGCATCAACTGTTTTCTGCCAAGATTTTATGTTTAAGTCATATCTGGATATATCAGGGTTTTCTGTAAGTATTTCTTTTTCTGCTTTATCAAACAAAGAAGCAGAGGTTAAATCAAAATTTTTAGACTTTGCTCCTTGAAATATGTCTTTTCTAGTGGGTAGTAGAAAATCTCTTAAAGGATTTCTCTCTCCAAACTCTCCTGCATCTCTTTGTTTTGCATATTGCCTTTCCATCAAGTCTACAATTTCCTCTCCTGTTTTAACTCCAGCGTATCTACCTGAAGCAGGACCAGGTATAGGCACAGTGAGTAACTGAGGAATAGCCGCATCTAATTTATATTTAGTCGCTATATCGCCTACGGCAGACATAAAATTTGTAAGACTTTTTGACTCAGGCTCGTATGTTAGTTTTTGCATCATCTCAGATGCCGCTTGATCTGCTATGCGTATTCCCTCTTGGGTTCCAAATTTACCAGAGGCAATGTTTTTAAAAATACCATAAATAGGTCCTGCCACTGCTGATGCCAACGAAGTAGCAGCTAAAGGAACAGCTTCTAAAGCACCTAAAGCATAGTCTTGCGTTGGAAGATTTTCACTTTGTTGTGGAGCATTAAGAACATTTTGATAACCTTCTGGATAACCTTCAACAGGTATTGAATCAACTAAAGAAGTTTTTTTTTTACTTCTCCACCATTCTCAAAACCTTGAGTTTGGTTACGATTCATTAACCTGTTTAAATCGTCCCTGGCCCGTGAGGCACGGTCCGTGTCTCGTTGACGCATCATCTCTAACACTGGATCACCGCCACGGTTCATACCAACTGTTTTTTCTTCAGGAATAACTGGTGCTGTTACATCTACCATCTTTGGTGCTGTAGTAGGAGCACCCGTGGGCAACGGAGCCACTCCACCTGTTATTGCCACATTCGGTAAAGACCCAGTAGGGACGGGAAGCCCATCTGTACCCACGGCAGGCAAAGGACTGTTCGGTGCAAGAAAACTAGTAGGTAGATTTGTAGGAGATGCAACATTAATGGGTATCTTTGCTAATTGCCTAGGCATTACAACTTGCTCTTTAAATTTTTGGGTATCCCTTGCGGTAATTTGTCTAGGGTCTGTTCCATATTCCCCCAGCTTTTGAAAAAATTGTTCTGCTTCACCATAAGAAGCTGGGTCTGGAGTCGTTCCAAAAGTTTTTTTATACAAAGCGTCTATCTGATCACCTAATCCAAATTTTTGTTGCCTTTCCTCTAAAAGATTTTGTCTGGCAAGGTTTTGTTCTTGTCTATCAAACGAATAACCACCCTCTCCCTCGTCTTGTTTAAAGCTAGAAGAATATGCCAGTAGCTCTGCTTGTGTTGGATCTCGGTTAACGGTTCTACGGAAAAAGTCAACCACACTAGAGTCAAAGCCCCTGTCTTTAGACTTTTCTATCCTAACGGCATTATCAAACCTAGCCCTTTCTTCTGGTGATATAGCGTCTGTTCCATATTGATCTTTTTTAGCGTAAAACTCTATCTCATCCGGGGTGGGGTCCCTATCAAGTTTTGTTTGGTAAAGATTAGTTATCTCATTCACAAACGTTTCTGGAACGTTTATGTCTAAATAATTAGGGTCAGAGGTCATCTCGCCTTGCAATATAGCAGACTCACCAGCGTCTAACTCTTCACCGAAACGTGGCTCGTGAAAGTCTAGCTCCTCTGGAGTAGCATCTCTTCGATAATATTTTTTGTATAGTTCATTAATAGCATTTCTACTCATCTTTTTCCCTAATAAACATTAGTAGTATTCCGCTACGACCTCTTGTGTTTCATCATTATACTCTTCATCTGAGTCTAATGAAATAAAATTTCCTGCTCTAAAGCGAATTAATGCCTGAGTTGTTGAGTCTACCATATCGTCATTGTCTCCGTTAGGAAAAGCAGCACATTCCTCTATTAACTCATCTGCCCATATTGTCTCAGGAGCCCAGACCATACCCGACTCTAATATCGGTGCTACTGAATTTGCTCTTGAAATCTTATCTTGTCCTGCTCTTCTACCGCCAGGGGAATACATCGTAACAGGTATTCCAACCCTTCTTAACTCTTGTTGAAGCGTAGTTCCCGTTGCTTTAGCCTCAATCAACACATTATCAGGCTTCCACTCTTCATATTCGTCCTTGGCAATACGTTTTAGTTCAGGAAAATCCCATCGGCCCCTTGTTACATTTAACAAAATAATATTAGGTCCTGAGTCATAGTCCTTGTGAAAAACTCCCCAAGTAGTAATTACAGAGTAATCCGCAGTCTCTTTTTTACTATAAGCCGTATCATAACTTTGAATAATGTAATTAACCAAAGGAGGATCTTCTGGCTCCCACCTTTTCCACCACTCTCGTTTTAATATTGCACCATCGTCATTAGTCGGTTGCTGCTGCCATTGTGCTTGCCACTTTTGAGCAGACAAAGAAGCCTTTACTCCTTCTAACTCTTCAAGCTTCCAAAAGCCCTCCCAAAGAGGTTTGCCACTAGGCATGATCGCAGGAAACTCAATCACCTCCCACCTATCTGCATTATGACTCGTTTGAGAACGAACTAAGCGTGAAGTCAAGTCTTTCGTGTTCCACCGAGTCATCACAACTACTATCGCTCCACCTGGTTGTAGTCGTTGACGAGGACCTGAACTATACCACTCCCACGCATTTTCCATTGCAAGCTCTGACAAAGCATCTTGCTCTGAATGCGGATCGTCAATGATTAATAAATCAGCACCTCGACCCGTCATCGCACCACCGACACCTACGGCAAAGTATTCTCCTCCGTGGTCCGTGTCCCACCGTCCAGCAGCCTTTGAATCTGCACGCAACGCAACATCAGGAAATAATTGCCTATAAGACTCATTGTCCATAAGATTTCTAACCTTACGACCAAACCTTACCGCTAACTCTCCTGTGTGAGTTGCTTGAATGATCTTGGTGCTCGGCTTATGACCCATTGCAAAAGCAGGCAGAAGATAACTCGCAAATTCAGATTTCGTATGCCTAGGGGGCATATTTATAATTAAGCGTTTTAAAGTACCGTTTATTATTTTATTAAAAGCCTCTGCCATTATCTTATGGTGCGATCCAATAATTGCGTCTGTCCAAACATAATTACAAAAGGACAAAAAATCCTTTCGAGCTTTATCCTGCAAATTAATCTGCATAAGCCTGTACTCAAGCTTTAAACGCTCTTCTTCTACATCAGGTGGCGGTTGTAGTATCTGCAATAGGTGCCTCAAGTGTTTTTTTAGGTTTCACAGATGTTTCACATGAAACATCTTTAGCTTCTACATCCAGTATTTCCTGGGGAGCAGGTCCGTAAATCTTTTTTATTTCTTCAAGCTTCATCACTACTTCGTCCTTGGACATCCCATCAATGGTTCCATATCGCACTTCTTTTTTATCAATGTAGATTGTTCCCAGAGCTTGACCCCTGCGATACTCTGCTTGGACAGCGGCTCCAAAAGCACCCGCCTCTAATGCCGCATCACGGATCGTTTGCATATCTCTCATGTGCCGATCAAAACTTGTGCCGTATTTTTGTGAAAGCTCCGCACGATACGACTGAATAGCAGCAACAACATGAGGAGCAAGTTCAGGGTTAGTTAACTTCCAAGCCGTGGTTTTCGCTGCTTTGGGCGAGAACCCTGCTCGTATAGCCGCTTCCTTCATCGTTATCTTACCGTCATTGGCTACAAGTTCTTGGACAAATTTCCACTCACGGTCTTTTAACTTCTTGTGAGTCTTCATTCCCCCTACGTTGGTCTTTAACCTTTTTTGAAGTTTATTTGGCAAGACAGGAGGAACTTTAAAAACGTCTTTTAATGCCATTCGATACACCTTTCGTAAAAATTTGCTAAAAATTTTTCGCCAAACCCTTTATTTAAACAAAGGGGGGCTCTTTTCTGAACAATATTAACCCATTTTTGTTTAGTTGGTAACTATTTGAGTGAAATCGAGCTAAGGCAAACGATAGCTCGACATGGGGTCATCGCTGAATTTTCCTTGAAAAAATAAGTTTGAATCTCTCAAAATTCCGCAGGGACTCAAGCCCGTTGCTGGTTCGCTGGTCGCTGGTTCGCTGGTCGCTGGTTCGCTGGTCGCTGGT